CTCTTCAAAAGGGAAAGTGATTTCTATTGAATATGTGGGTATTAAAGATGTGTATGATATTCAAATGGAAAAACAACCTAACTTCTTTAGTAACAACATCTTAACTCATAATTGTTGCTTTGACGAGATTTCTGACATACAATACGACTTTATTAGTACAATAGGTGAGGTTTTAAGTGCCCAGACCGAATATGGATTTTATCAGTTTACCGGAACCCCTAAAACTATCGATAATACGCTGGGTGTTCTGTTTTCAGACAGCTCTCAGGCGGAATGGATCATCAGATGTGGGTGCGGTAAACATAATATACCTAGTCTGGACCATGATTTATTACGGATGATAGGAAAGAAGACCTGTATCTGCGCTAATAAGAAATGCGGTAAGCCTCTGGATATAAGTACAGGAGAATATGTGCATGCGTACCCCGATAGACAGCATTCGTTCGCCGGATATCATTTATCGCAGATAACACACCCTCTGCATGCTGAATTTCCTCTTAAATGGAGTGAGATGCTTTATAAGAGGTCTACTTATCCGGAAGCTAGATTTAATAACGAGGTATTAGGGGTCCCGTGTGATGAAAATGTTAAACCTCTGACAGTAATGCACCTTAAACAGGCTAGTAACGGGCTTATCAATGATTACTCCAAGGCTGTTAAAGAACGTAAGAAGTACGATGCTGTAGTTATGGGAGTGGACTGGAGTGGATACGGTGCAGATAGTATATCGACAACGACAGTAGCTGTAATAGGTATAATACCCGGAAGCGAAACGGTACACTGTATATATGCTGAGAGATTTAAAATAGGGATAAAACCAGAAGACGAAGCTAAGAAACTTATTGAATATGCTTACCAGTTCGAGATAACATATTTTGCACACGATTTTTCAGGGGCTGGAATGATAAGGGAAGCCACAATAGTCCAACGGGGATACCCCGTGGAGCAAATAGTACCCTTCCAAATCGTCCACGCCCCTGTTAACACTAGTATCATCAACTTCTACCAGCCCGCAAATGGTGGTAGAAGTTGTTACAATATAGATAAGACCCGTTCTTTACTGGTTCTGTTCGAAATGATTAAGAAACAGCAGGTAACTCTTCCCGACTGGGAAAAGAACGACGGGAAGACTAAGGATGTATTGAGTGATCTGCTGAATATAATGCAGGAGACGAGAGAAACTCCCCGCGGTAAGGATTATACCCTTATGATTAAAGTCCCTAACAAAACAGATGACTTTGCTTTCTCTCTTAATCTAGCCTGTTCCGCTATCTGGCATATTAGGGGCAGGTATCCGTCGCTGGTTACCAGTGTACAGGGTCCTTCCTACGAGGATATGGCACTGGCTGACCCGCATCTAGCTAACTGGGATGTATAAAGGAAAATAATATGAGTGAAGTAAAGATAGTGTGTGGGGACGAAGAATTAGTAATAGGTGATGTTCTGGATACAGTTGTCGTATACAGTAAAGATAATAAGGATAATGAGATATGGTTCCAGACACGCTGTAAGGATTATTATAAGAAGGAACATACAGAGGAAGGTTACGAAAATATGATAGTCATTGAATTTGATAAAAGATTCTGGAAGAATAAAGATGTATTAAAACAAGTCGAAGATAAATTCGGAATAGATAAGGTGGTAGATTTATAATGAAAATAATATCTGAAGAAAGAATAAATGTTCCGACAAACGCCTGTCATGCAGCATCTATTGTATATTATGAGGGAAAGAAAATAACAGCATGGTTCGGCGGGGAGAGAGAAGGATACCTCTGCTGTATCTATACAAAGGTGGATAATAATCCTATACAGAGAACTTTCAATCCATCGTCGAGAGGCAGCTCCTGCTGGAACCCTGTTCTATTCACACATAACGATAAATTGTATATGTTTATGAAGGATGGAAGATTCTGTGACTGCTGGCAGACAGTTCTGTTTACGCTGGAGTTAAAGGGCGGGAAAGTTGTCCCTAAAGATTATATAATGTATCCCGCAGGATTCAACGGCTGTGTCAAGACGAAGCCTATTTTTAAAGGCAATATGATGGTATGCGGATCGTCCGTGGAAACTGCTATGAACTGGACATCCTATATAGAGGCTTATAAGGAGCCCTTCAACGACTTTAAGGGTAGAAGGCGCTCTAACCCTATAATTGGACCAATCACCTCTCAGGGGCTGTTACAGCCCGCTATATGGTATGCTGATGAAAAGTACCATGCATTAATGCGGAGTTCCCGGGATCTTCCATGTATATATTACAGCTCTTCCAGTAATCTATATAACTGGGATAAAGCTGTTCCTACAGATGTAATGAATCCTAACAGCTCTATCGATGTCGTCCACCACAGTTCCGGAAAAACATATCTGGTATGTAATCCGGATAGTAGAAACCGGTGTCCTCTGTCTCTGATGGAATTTACTGTTATACTAAAAAAAGGATTAGTTCTTAAGAAGATGCGGGCTGATCTGGATATAAAAGAAAGTATTGTTATAGACGACGATACTTCAGATACATTCTATCCGGACGCTGTCAGCAGAGAACTGTCGTATCCTTTCGCCATAGAGAATCCGGACGGGAATATAGAAGTCGCGTACACGTACCACCGTTCGGAAATACGTGTAGCGACTATCAAATGTTAAGGATTCTTTAAATATCTTTATAGAATCCTTAATAAATCCGCGAAATATACCATGTCACCAGCTTCTGTGTTATCATGGATGTTTATTTTTGATTCCTTTACCAAATTTCTAATACTATCAATAGAACATGTACCATAGGCATGTTGTTCGTTACCTACTCTTGAAATAATACTGAGTTCTTTTATATCACTGACATAGAGATAATAATCTCTGTCGTTTCGTGTACCTAAATAGATACATTCCCAATCATGTTTATTCCATTTCATCTCTCCTCCTCTTTAGGATTTTCTCTTGTATATAAGTGTGCTACAGCTTTTTTAGCATACTTATATAATTCTTTCTTTCTTTTTTTCTCAGCCTCCTTTTTAAAATCAAACACAATAGGAGGTTTTGGTTTATTTTCCATCACAATTTATCCTGAGTAGAGTGAAAACCTGTGTCCACAATCACATATACCGACACATTCGCAGCTTCCATATCCTACTCTAAATTTATCCCTACTGCACTCCGGACATTTCACGTCTGGGTTAATATCTTTAAATTCATTGCGTTTATATATTTTATTAGCTTTTCTTATTTTATTATTCATTTTTTGCTAACTCTTCTTCGAGATCACACGTCAAATCATCTGCGTTTCTAATCTCGACCGTTTCATTTAAACCATTTTCCAACACGTTATCCGGTTCAAAGTCGAATAATAAAGCATCGCATATTTTATCAATATGATTATCAATCCACTCAGGATTCTTGTCCGATTTGAAATAACCGTAACAACATCCATATTTATGAGTGTGTTTAACCACATACAATGTCTTTTTATTCATTAGCTTCCCCCTAGTGTAATCTGAGTTTTCATTGGTACAATCTTTTTATTACAATAAATATTGTATACCTCAACATTATGTAAGGAGGGTAGAAAATTATTAAGATAATCTTCTACCTCTTCTTTTTTATTAAATCCCACCACCTTATATGTGTACCTACAGCAGTCTAAAATAATATGCCATTTTTTTTCAAGCTCTTTAAAACAACCGTTCGCTTTTATATTTGACACTATAGAATCATTCAGATATTCGAACCCTTTAGTTTTAGCAAATAAATATTTACGCCCTTCATTTATTTCATTTTGTTCTTTTTCAATATTTTGTTTTAATTTTTCAATAGATGTATTGTATATTTTTCTGTGCTGCTCTACATTTTCTAATATCGCAGAAAAAGTTTCCGGTACTTCTCGCTCTAGATCTATCCATATTTTTATAAATCTATCTGCTAGATCTCGGGCATAAACGCACATATCCTGGAAATAGAAATTGCGAGGGACAAAATGTACTATATAATGTCCTAGCAAATCAGGAACTAAAGTTTTTAGGCCTTTTTCAGCCATTTCCTCTAGAACATACAAATGACCTTCTTCTAAACCTCTAATGTGATTTATATCTTCTTTTGATAGTTTTAAATCGAGTTCCCAGTTGTTTTTTTTCATTTTGTTACTCCTCCGTCCCACAGCCAATCTACAGCC